GTGCATAAGTTTAGAGTTGATTTTCATTTATCGTAATTGAGTATTTGCTCATCAATAAAATCTGCAACAATGCCAGGCACCTTGAATATAAGCAGGTAAATTCCGAGCAGTATTAGTACCAACAGATAGGCAATGTTGTCAAGTAGATTGATTACGAAGCGCATGGTGAATGATTTATGTGGTAAAAAAACCCCCGATGCCGACCACCGGGGGAAACCAAAAAACCCATTAACATGAAGAGCCAACAATGGCTGATGTAGAGTTCAAAGATAACATTTTTTTAAACTTCAGCACATGGCTGATTTCCCCACAGTCATCATAGCAGATAATGTGGTTAAGATGCCTTTCGTACTGGAGTTCAAGGTTTTCAGCGTATTGCTGCGCTTGTTTGATTGTGGAAAAGATAATAGTGGTCATTGGTTATGGTTTTGATTGGTTATTCAATTCCGATTGTCATGCCCTTGTATTCGATATTTGAAGGGCATTGCAGGGTTACCGAAAGGTGCGCCAGGTAGGACATAAACTGCTGCGCTGATTCTAAACTATCGAACCACCACTCATGGTTGAACCATTCTTTCGGGGCATTGGTACCGGAAATGGATGCCGGCATAGTGTAGCGATGTGTAGGATCCATGTGAAGGAGTTCCCTGAATGCTTCGATGCTTTCCGAATGTGCATAAATGCAGTATTCTTCCCGAATGGCTAACTGATCTCGAGTCCATCCGGGACACTTTGTAGCGATAAAGTTTTCCGCATCTTCGAGCGTAGTAAGGTCATCGGTTAGGCGAGATTGGCTTTCGATGAAATAGACGTTGTAATGTTTGGTCATGTTATTTGGTTTTGGGTTATTTGAAATAAGGTTATAGGTATTTTTTAATAAACATATCAACTTTTGCCTTGCATTCTGCTTTCCCTAAAAATTTTTTATACCATACCATTTTTTTGGTTGATGTTTGAATTATAGCAATATCCATAATCAATCCTTCATCACTACCATATTCTAATGATTTAATTGCATCTTTAATAGTATCATGTTCATTATAATCTGTAACACCTAACCTATCAAAAATTGAAACAAATGGTTTAGATATATTCGTTGTCATGTTTTTTGGTTTTGTTTCCACAAAGATAAAGTTTTCCACAGATACAAACCAAATATTTTTGGAATTATTTTTGGAGTTTAGTGGAATTTTTTAATAACTGCTTGATTTTCAATTCCTCATCGGGTGAAAGTTTTTCCTTTCCTCGGATCCAGCCATGCACTTTTAATTTGCGGATGCCGGCTTGTTTCTCGATTTGGGAAACGTTAAAGATGTGCTGACCTTGTAATAGTTCTTTGATTTGCATATTTATTATTGTTTAATTTTTACAACGAGGACATATTTTATAACTTGTTTCATTTTTACACCTGGGACAAATCATAGCAAAATCAACGCTTTCTGAATAATACCCATTACTCTCTCCATACCAGCGTATGTCAACATATCCCTTAATTGTTGCTAACTTATAAAATGTCCAAGTAAAGCTATCAGGTTCATAATTACCTTCATCGTCTTTGCCTTCCTTAAACCTTGCAAGAAAAGCATCTTCAAAATCTTTATTGTAAACTTCTTCTGCAATTAAAATAGGACTACCTATCAAATCGTTTAAATCACCATTAATATCATCAATCGAAACACTTTCACAACAACCTTGCCCGTGATACATTTGATAACAAGTTCCGTCATCCACTATAAATATTAACTCATCATTTTCGTCATTTTTTACTATTCTTTGCAAGGTTTTGCCTAATAAATCTGTAATATCAATGTCTTTATTTTCCATGTCTATAGGTTTATTTCTACAAATGTACAAAAATATTTGGTAATTACAAAACAATACCCCAATTTTACATCCTAAACCAATTTAACATGAAACTTCAAAAAGCACAAAGGCAACAGGTTAAACTCCGGCTGAACCTGTCTGCGCCATCGGGGGCCGGCAAAACTTATTCCGCATTACTATTGGCTTATGGCCTCGTTGGTGATTGGGATAAAATCTGTGTTATTGACACGGAAAATGGCAGCGCATCGCTTTACTCACACCTTGGATCCTTCAACACAATTCAGTTGCAGCCGCCATTTGCACCTGAACGCTACATTGATGCAATTAATTGTGCAGCGCAGGGCGGTCAAGAGGTAATCATCATTGATTCATCATCACACGAATGGTCAGGGCCAGGTGGATGTCTTGAAATCAATGAGCGTCTTGCAGCCGCAAAGTACAAGGGTAACACATGGTCAGCGTGGAACGAAACCACACCACGACACGATGCATTTGTATCTTCTGTGCTGCATTGCCCTGCGCACATCATTACTTGCACCCGTTCAAAAATGGAAACCGTCATGGGTGAAGGTAAGAAGGTTCACAAAGTAGGTATGAAAGATATGCAGCGTGAGGGTTGGGAGTATGAACTGACCGTATCTCTGACCATTGACCGGGACACTCACCTTACCATTGCATCAAAAGACAGGACTAATTTGTTTGAGGGTAAAGAGCCGTTTTTGATTAGTGCTAAAACAGGTGAAATGATTAAGGATTGGTGCGATAAAGGTATTGTGCCTGTTGCAGATACTCCGCCTGTTAAGAAACTCAAATCACTCACCAACGATCAATTCCAATCTGCACTTGTAAAGATTCAAGACGGCGAATGTATCAAAGGTTCAACCGTTACCGTTTACGATTGGGTAAGAACCGAATGCCAACTGACTGAAGAACAACAACAAATCTTTAACCTCATAAACTCAAACGACAATGGAACTGATTAAATTCAACCACACAACGAAGGAAGAACGCTCACAACTTGTACGGGAAATCTTCGATGAAGTACTCAACGGCCGCATCAATCCTTTAGAACTGCATCTCCGACTAAAGTCAGCGGAGGAAGTGATTAAGCAGCTAACGGGCATGGAACCTTATAAAGCCATATTATTAGACGAGTGCCTTAAGTTCGGCAAATCATTCGACTACCAAACTGCGAAGATAGATATCAGGGAAGTGGGGGTTAAGTATGATTATAGTGGGTGTGGGAATAGTAAACTGGCAGCACTCTATAATCTGCAAAAAGACATCGAAGCCGAAATCAAATCTTTTGAAACATACCACAAAGGACTTCCGGCAATAGGTTTGTCAGTGGTTGACACCGGATCCGGCGAACTTGAAACACATTATCCACCTGCAAAAACTTCTACCACATCGGTAGCGGTAACGCTTAAATAACATTTTTATGAATAGAATAGATATTTGGTTTTTTGACGTAAATAAGGAAAAAAAATTAACAGAAGTTTATTTACCATTAATTCCTATTAGTGGACAATATATTAGATTTTATTACGAAGACTTTTGTTATGAGAAAAAGGTTGAAAAAGTACTTATTGAAACTAACGAAAATGGTTGTTTTGATTGCATAGAATTAAATTTTACTGCTTAAATAAAATTAGATATGGAAGAAGAATTATTTAAATTAAATCCTATGGTTCAAGTTACCACCCCAAATTCAACTGTAACACACGGTTTAACCAAACGTGAATACTTTGCAGCAATGGCTATGCAAGGATTATTGGCTAATGGTAATTACATTACTAATTACAAATTTTTAGGAGAAGAATCTGTAATGTTTGCCAATGCTTTGATCGAAGCATTAAACAATACCGATAATCCAAACTTACAACCATAAGCACGGCAGTCATGTTAGCGTAATCGGGAATGAATACCGACTTGGGATAACGCCTTCGCATTGTAGCGGAGAGATACGGGTTCGAATCCCGTACATGGCTCTTAATCACACTGGCTCTGAATATCCAGCGAATCAATGGCAACACTAATCAACGCCTACATTACAAAGGCGAAACTTGAACAACTGCTGCAACAAGCAGACAAAGGAGTGGCTTTCACCATCGCAGTAAACGATGAAGCGAATGCCTACAACCAGAATGTATCTCTGTACCTTTCACAGACAAAGGAGCAAAGGGAATCGAAAGAACCCAAGACCTACTTTGGAAATGGTGCAGTAGTTTGGACTGACAACAAAGTAACACTTGCACCCAAGAAGGATGCACCTGCGGAAAACAAGGTTGTAAATCCGAATTATTCTGAAAATCTCCCTTTTTAATCACACGGGGAAGGGTTATACCTTCCCCTTAATTTTGTACTAATGCCTAAAAATGTTGTAATAGATATTAAAACTGATTTGATTGGTAAAGATGAAGTGTATTGCGATTGGTACAGATGCCCGAATTGTAAAGATGAAGAAGTAAGAATATTAGATAAGTTTTGCTCAAATTGTGGCAATAGATTTGATTGGCATAAAGGTTCTATATTATTATCATTTCCAAAACAAAACCCATGACAATCCACCAATACCTCCGCAACAAAGACATCCGCACTAATACTACTGCAATGCTCAAAGACGGCAAATGGTACCGTTACATTGGCGGTGCATGGGTGCCGGAAAAGCAGTTTCAGTTGATGTTTCCCCTGCCTTCAAAGATTGGGAATAACTCCGATAACCCGAATAAAAGAGCGTTTTATCTTGATTAAGTATGAAACGAATATTAATAGCGTGTGAGGAAAGCGATGAGGTTAGGGGTAGATTTGAAAAGTTAGGATTTGATGCCTGGTCTTGCGATTTGCAAGAAAACAGAAACCCAAACGCCAAACACTATAAAGGTGATATATTTGACATCATTAATGACGGGTGGGATGCTATGATTGCTTTTCCACCTTGCACACATTTAGCCGTTAGTGGTGCTGCATGGTTTGAGCAAAAGCGTAAAGATGGGAGGCAGCAACAAGGCATTGACTTTTTTATGGCTATGATTAATGCACCAATAAAGCATATTGCAGTTGAAAATCCTGTGGGTATAATGAGCAAAATTTATCGCAAACCTGACCAAGTTATACAACCTTACTATTTTGGGGATGAAGCAAGTAAAAAAACTTGTTTATGGCTTAAAAATTTACCATTACTTTATCACAATGATAAGCCAAACCTTTTTGATAATTGTAAAACCCATGTTGGCAAAGGCGAAATTATAACATTTAGTAGTGGTTGCAAAATGCCTAAATGGTATGCAGATGCATGGAAATTACCTAAAGAAGAAAGAGCAAAAATTCGCAGTAAAACATTTCCTGGCATTGCGGAAGCTATGGCAAAACAATGGGGAGAATATCTTTTAAGCAAATACAATTGAGCAATATGAAACACTACCCAGAATGGCGGATCCGATATAATACCGCACACTACCAGCACACATTAAAGCATACACCGTCTGTTATTAAGGATGGATTCTACACAGGGCCGGCTAACTTCCCGAAAGTGGAAACGGCAAACGGCTTAACACAATTCTGCATCAACTACATCAACTGGACTGGCGGCAATGCAACAAGGGTAAGTAGTGCAGGAAGGTACCTACAAGGACGTTATATCCCATCCACAACCCGAAAAGGAACGGCAGATATAATGGCAACTATCAAAGGCAAATCGGTGAAACTGGAAATTAAGGTAGGCAAAGACCGACCATCGAAAGAACAATTAGCCGAACAAGCACGGGAACAAGCAGCAGGGGGATTCTATTTCTTTGTTCGCAATCCGGTGGAGTTTTTCTACATTTACGACCAGATTACAAGTCATTAAAGGCAGAAATTGACCTGTTTGAATGACATATAAGTCAAAAACCAACCCAACATGATAAAACAAATCCATGCCGAATATACCGACATCGGCATTAAAGTAATCCCTATAGAATGGGATACCGAAAACAAACAACCCGTATCACACAGGAATTGGAGTAACCCCGATGACCTCACATTGCGCCCATCCGATAACGGGTTAATGATTCTCACCGGCAATAATTACGGGTGCCTTGACTTTGACCTGAAGAACACCAAAGACAAAGAACTTTTCCACAAGTGGATGGCTATGGTAACCAATGAAGCACCAGAAATACTCTGTAACCTATTTATAGAGCAAACGAGGAACGGTGGCTACCATGTTTGGATGTATTACAAGCACCTACCCAAGAAGCAGCAGTTAGCCGCCAATCCGCAGGGGAACGAAGTTATCGCACTATACTGCAATGGCCCGGTAGTTTACACTTACCCTACACCTGGTTATACAGAGTTCCACCAATCGATGGCTGACATAACGGAATTAACGGTTGAACAATATAACTACCTGATTGAGGTTAGTCAGTATTTCAATGAGTACAAACCGGCCTATGATCCTACGAAAAAAGCCATCAACTACCCGAAAGGTTATGAGCAGCAGTTATCAGATTATGACAAGAACATCACAGAAGATAGCTTTGAGGCGATTCTGACCGCTATAGGACTATTTCCGATACCTAACTACCATTACCGCAAAGCGGACAAATTTCGAGCCTACAGGCGGCAAGGAAGCGCATCTGTAGGAATCAGCGCAAAGGTCTACCATGCGGCAAAAAGGGTACTGATATTCTCCGCATCAATGGATAACTTCCCGAACTGGCATAACAAAGAAGAATATCCCGAATGGTCTTTGCCTGCATCGTTTATGCTTTTCTACCATTTAGGTAGGGATTGGGAAAAAGTACTTGCACATATCGGCATCGTAAAGGACACAACATCATATCCTTATGAAATTTTTCCACAGGAAATACAGAGGTCGCTATTCGAAGTAGCTAACGAGAAATCACTACACCCAGAGTTTCTTGCAACGGCAGGACTATGGACTATTTCATCGCTTGCCGGCAACTGCTTTACCTCCGAAATATCAGAGGACACAAAAAATATCATTTTCGCTTTAATGATTGCACCCGTTTCAGTTGGTAAAACACCGGCATTCAAAGCGATGTGTGAGATACCATTACGGGAACTGCTATCAAAGGAAGACAAACTCTATGAGGATGAAGTAAAGCATTGGAACCTGGAAAGAGCAGATGCCAATAGCCGCAAAGAGCCATTTAACAAGCCACACCCAAAGCGATTCCACCCCTTTGCCGTTGATGGCACCACAGAGGGGTATATCTCACTCATGCAGGATCAGCAGGGCGGTATGGGTGTGTACCATGATGAAGCGGAAACTATCCTTAACGCAGGGGCGCATAAAGCAAATAACGATGCCATTTCCTTCTTCACGCAAGCATTCAGCGGTGGCCGTTATACGCAAATCAGAGCCGACAGGTCGAAAGAAAGGGTAGTAAAATCCCTTAACATTTCCCTGCTTATGGGAACGCAGCCATCCCGACTAAAAAACCTTTTCGGGGCCGACCGCATCCAGTCAGGGTTTGCATCCCGTTTTCTTATGGTACAATCTAACTACATCAACCTGCGTGAAAATGTAAGTTTATTCGCTAAAAGCCGAAAGATGTGCCAGGAGTGGAATGACCTAATCTTTGAACTATACAAGCATAATAAGGCATTTAGTAAAGGGGATCAACCACCCCGACCTATAATGATAAGCGAAGAAGCAAAGCCGATAATGGATAGATATTATAGCCAACAGATGAAGGATGGTAATGTCCGTACTGCTAATTTACTGGAGGAATATGTAATCGGGGCAGAAGCAAAAATGTCTGCTTATTATACCCGGTTCTGCCATCTTATTGCCATCATGCAGAACCCTATGGTACCACTTATCACCCGACAAGTTGCACACCAGGCATGGAAGTTGTACCGTTGGTATGCAGAATCTACATTGCATATTTTGGGTAATATCTTTGATGAAAATGAATCCGGCCTTCCTACTGATCTCCGATTACTGGTTGATAACTTGCCGGCAAAGTTTACTACGAAAGAAATGGAAGCACTATGTACACGACTAAATATCAAACCCCGTAGATTTGTGGATGCTATGCGAAGGCAGGATTTTCAGCGAATGTTTAAGCGAATAGCGCATGGAGTTTATGAAAAGATGTAACTTTGTTCTGATTTCATTATCGGCCAATGCTGCAGTTGCGACCTGCATCACACCCCTCAAACGAGGGGTTTTTTTATACGTTTAAGGGTATAAAATCTACCATAGGCAGAACCATTATATCATATCGGATATAAATTTTACCCAACAAAGTGCATGAATTTTGCCCAAAATTGCAGTCAAATTTGCAATAATTGCACCCACTGCAAATATGCAAACCATTGATAATCATAGCGTATGGTGGCAAATTTGCACTTTTGCGCAAATTTCAGTTAATAATAATTTATATCTCTTTATATGCTAATATGCTATTAGTAATAGAGATATACGTGGGGTGCAAAAATACTGCAAATTTGCAACTTTGGCTGATAATCAATGAGTTATGAAGGTTTTTACTGCAAATATGGTGCAACTTTGTGCAAATTTGGTACTTTCGGGTGGTTATGGGTAACTTTGTAAACAACAAGTAAGTACAACGTGCCAAAGAAAGGACATACTAACAACCCGAATGGTAGACCCAAAGGAACCCCCAACAAGGTTACCAAATCTATACGGGAGCATTTCGCTACCGCTTTCGATTTATTGCAGGAAGATGACCAACACAACCTGACCGCATGGGCAAAGACAAACCCGACCGAATTCTACCGCCTGGCATCGAAACTCATCCCGACAAAAGTGGAAGCCGACATACAGCAACCGGTCCAAACCATTATCCAAATCATTCCCGACCCAAATAGCGCACCCATTGCCGATTGAGAAACTTTGTACCGGGTGTGGAAAACTAAAGTGTAGGTTGCAGATGGACTTTACCAAAAGTTTTTGCCACCTTTGTATAAACCGAACCGAAAACATGAAAATACACTACAACTTCGCCACACGCAGCCGGCCAACAAAAATGACTGCTGCCATTGCCACCATTAAGGCATATTCACACAAAGCAGATTACTCAATAGGCATAACGGTAGATGATGATGATGATGTAACGCTGAACTCTACCCATTACCTCGAACTGCAAAGGGATCCTAATATCTACTTCACACATGGTAAGAGTGAAAGTAAGGTACACGCTATCAATCGGGGCATGCATGCATGGAAGGGTGATATAGTGGTGAATATGTCGGACGATATGCGATTCCTTGTACCAGGTTATGACATCAAAATCATTAATGCCTTCGCTGACAACCTTGACCAATTCATCCACTTCCCCGATGGCAGGGTAAATCACCTACTGCCAACAATGAGCATAATGGGTAGGACTTACTATGAAAGATTCGGGTATATCTACCATCCGCAATACTTCTCTTTATGGTGCGATAATGAGGCTATGGATGTGGCGAAGAAGTTGGGTAAGTGGAAGTATGTGCCGGAGCGCATTTTCGACCATTACCACCCTGCATGGACTGGTGAGCCGATTGATGCGCAGTTACGGCATACGCAGGGTTATTACCACATTGACGAGCAAACCTACATTAAGCGGTCCGCCGCAGGATTCCCAAATGAGAATGTATGACATTAAGTGTATTAATCTGCACTATCCAAGGCCGTGAGGGTTATCTCACCCGACTATTGCAGGAATTAGTGCAGCAGAAAGCACGGTTATCTAATCAGCTAACCGATGAGGTTGAAATCATTGTAGAATCGGATAATGGTGCTATGTCCACCGGGCGCAAACGGAACTATCTCATAGGCAAGTCAACGGGGAAGTACATCGTATTCATTGATGACGATGACATGATCGCACCGACCTACATCGCTGACATTCTCGAAGCAGCAAAGCAGGATCCCGATGTTATCGTATTCAATGGAATAATGACCACCAACGGCAAGGATGAGAGGAAGTGGTACATAAGCAGGGAATACGGCTATGAGGCCAAAGACGGTGCTTATTATCGCTATCCTAACCACATTGTACCTGTGCGCAGGGAGATTGCGGTTAAGTTCCCATTCCAGGACATTAAGATTGGGGAAGATTACCTGTACGCTACTGCGATGCACAATGCAAAGGTTTTGCAGACAGAGGTGAAGATTGAGAAGGAATTGTATCATTATCAGTTTAGAACGAATAAGTAATGGCAGATTGCAGATATTGTGGCGGAAGTGGAGTATTGAATAATTTTACTGGAAGAGGTGAAGTTCCGTGTTATTATTGCCAAGCACAACATACCCAACCCGAACCCTACTACCACTCCGGCACCTACGAAGCCATTAACGTAATCGAAGCGTGGGGATTGAACTTCTCACTCGGTAATGTAATCAAGTATGTTGCAAGGGCAGGGCGCAAGACCGATAATCCGATTGAGGATTTAGAGAAAGCGAAGTGGTATATTGAACGGGAGATTGAAAAACTAAAACTTAAATAACATGGCACAACAGACAGAAGAAGAAATGGAACAATATATGCAAAAGCTAATTGAAAAGTTTAAACAAGACCCGAAATGGGAACTTCAACAAGAATTTGGTAGAATGTTAATGAGACACATTGATAGTTTTACAAACGAAGAAAGAGATAGATATGAACAACTTAAAGAACTTCTAAAAGATTAAACATGGCACAACAGACAGTTAAAAAATGCTGGAATTGCATATATAAGGGTGTATCATTTAAGATAGGAAATCTTACTCACAATCATTGTTATTCTCCTACTTATGAAAACCAACACCAACAAGGAATTGATGTTAGTCCATGGGAAACCCTAAGAGTATTTTCAGATACTTGCGATGAACATAAACTAAAACAGAAATAACATGGCACAACAGACACCTGACCCGAAGTTAATTGATTCTATGGCTATGAGATATAGACATGATTTTGGGCTTTTAGAAGAACCACATAAAGAAGCCATACGAACTACTATGAAACAATTATGGGAAGAAGTAGTTGGATTGGGATTTTATAAAGATGAGAAATTCGGAAATTCCGAACAGTTGGCACAACAGACAGCGGTGGAGTGGTTAGTAGACCAAGTAGAAGATTTTATTGGTTTAATACCAATAGATATTATTCAACAAGCCAAAGAAATGGAAAAGCAGCAGATAATGGATGCGTTTGACTGTGCATTATTTGGACATGGAATTAATGGTGAGCCATGTGCAAGCGGAGGAAAATACTACACCGAAACCTACGGCAAATGAGATACTCCCAAAACAACGAACAAGATGTAATCGAACAGTACTTCCGCACATCGGGAGTATTCCTTGACATTGGTGCCAATGA